TTGCAACATCTTCTGTTGTGGTTGGTGCTGTAAGGAATACATCTGAATATCTTCGGATAATACCGAAAGTTGTTCCGGCAGGAACACTGTTTCGGAATGGTGCTGAAACAACGATATCGGCCGATACACCAGAAACAGCATTTTCTAATGATACAACTGTTCTTCCGCTTCCGCTTCCATTTGCATAGAATACAATTCTGTCTCCTTGGTTAGCAGTAAGTGTGTCGCCAGTTCCAGTGAGTCCGAAACTTAAATCACCAACAGAAATTGCGTTGGCGGTGACTCCATCGCCTCGTGCATCCAGAACTAGATTACCCGTTGTTCCCTTTTGTCCATCATCATCAAACACATGAACTGCAAGACTGTTTCCGAGTGTGCCTGGATATTTTGCATAGAAAATATTATCACTATTGGAATCCTTTACGGTGTTCCAGTGTTCCTCATTCTTTACAAGTACACCCGTTCCACTGTCAGTTGAGTTGACTGCCGTATCTGTATCTACAACACGAACTACCTGAAGGTTGTTCGAATATCCTAGATAGTTTGCACATGTGAAAAATGAATTGTAGTAGTTGTTGTCTGGTTTCCAGAATGTATTTACGAGGTCATTCTCAGAAACAACATTTGTTCGAACCTCTACTGGTCCCCATTTAAAAGGACCTGCGAATGCGGCCTGTGTGGTCTGCACTGCGGGAACGATTGTTGTTAGGTCAATCTCTTTTACATTTACGCCTGGACTTACTTGAAAACCCATTATTATTCTCCTTGTCCGTTTATTGGTGGTTTATCGATACTTTATCGAGGTCTTTATGGTATTATGTCTTGAGATATTTATAATTTTCAAAAAGTGTAATCCGTGTCTTCTGCCGAGAACCACACATTTCCCTGATTATCAACTTCATAATTTGAACTACTTCCATCATCAATAAACCCAAATGGAGTCATTTCTTCCTCTAATTGCTCTATCTGTCCCTCGTATAGAGTTTTTCTAATATCTACATTCAATAGTTCTTGGAAATATGGTTGGGTTGTGACCCAAGCAAAAATAACTAAGGTCATTACAAGGTCGTCATGGTGTCCATCATCTGCTTCAAAGGATTGCCGTTTTGCTACAAATGATGTCAATTCATTAACCGTATCGAAATCCTCAACTATGAGTTTATCCTCTTCAATCAAACTTTTTAAGTTAGAGCAACCGACCTTTTTAACGGCAACTGTTGTTCTCATTCCAATTTGAGAACCACCCTTACCAAAACCACCATCAAGAACTTGTCCCTTTCTTCCTCGAACAGTAGTTGACATTAAATTATCATATTCCATATCATAATGAAGGATATCCGCAACCTGTCCTCCAATATCATTTACTTCAATCATCACATAGGCATTATTGTATTGTTTTGCGATTGCGTGTATTGGTGTTGGAAGCATCATTGGAGACAAAACATTATTTCTATATGCCGCTACAAGTTTGTATGGTGTCTCCGTTACATCTATAACTGTAGTCGCATGGTAGTCTTTTCCTTGACCACGAGAAACATCCACACACATTGCATATATTCTGTCTTTCTTTGGTTCTTCATATACCTTGAGTCCCTCGTCATTTTTATACTTGGGTGTTTTATATGATAGGCATTTTAATTTATGGGATGATATGAGTGTAGAACTAGAACCAACAAAATCACATTCAAATTCTGTAGCAAACTGTTCCTCTGATGTATTCTTTATTGTTTGTTCTTTCCATTTTTCATCTCTTCCCGGCACTTGACTCCAATGAACTTCAATTGGAACATATTCATTTCTTCCTTCTACTGCATCTGTCCAAAACCGATAGAACATATTCAGTCCTTTTGGTGTGGATACAATCAGAACTTTAGTTGTTTGACCAGATGAGATAGTCGGATACACCGAACTGAAGAATTCCTCTGCAACTCCTTGTGGAACATATGCAAATTCATCTAAGAAAATCATATTGAATGAACCACCACGAACAGCACTAGATGATGTGGCAGATGCTAAAATCTTTGAACCGTTCTCTAGTTCAATAGAACCCTTGTTCCATTCCACGATACCCTGTTGCATCCATTTTGGAAGATATTCGTAAGCAAGTTTCAATCTATGGAGCAACTCTCTTGCTGTTGCAAGTTTGTTCGCAAGGATTGCTACATTTACATCTTGGTTGAAGAGAACATAGTGTAAGAGATATGAAACAACCGTTGTAGATTTGCCAGTCTGTCGAGGAAGTTTGGCAATCACAAAACGATTATCGTGTATCTTATCTACAATGTCTTCTTGAAAATCCCACAAGTCAAACGGAACAAGACCTTCATCGAGAGACACAATCTTAATGTACTGTTTAATAAAGTACGCAGGGTCTTGAGAACACTTTACATATTCTTCTATCTGCTCTTTTGTAAAATCCTGTGCAACACCAGAAGACTTTAGATTTTGATTACCAAGATATCTGTCACTCATTGTCTTCAATCACCTCTGCATCAACTATATCATCAGTTGGTAGACGGCGAGAGGCACTTCGTGTGTTATTGACAAGTTCTTGTAGGTCTTTTGTAGAACCAACATATATGGCATTGTTTGTCGTTGTGTTGTGGTTGATTTCTTCTTTGTTGATATCTTTCACCTTCTTATGAAGTTCCATCAAATCCTTGTTTGCCTCTGCCACTGTTTTAATCATTTGTGCGGCAACTTCATACGCACGAGGAGAATCCCCCTCATGTGCAACTTCTAATATACCATCAATTGCTTCATTTCCTTTTGAGATGACAGAGTATAGATTTGAACGAACTGACTTATAGTCTGCTTCGATATCTTTGCTTTTATCTGTCTTCACAATATTATTTTCATCTGGTTCTTCCATTTTCATTAATTCGGTCTCTCTTCCCCACCCATTATTCTCGTCATGTTCCATTTCTAAAGCATCGCAAAGTTTCTCTTCGACACTTTTCTTCTTTTTCTTTTTAGACATTTAACACCCCAATCTAAACAGTATTACCACGAATATCTATACCAGGACCTCCTGTGACTCCCGCAGTATAACCAAACACGAATAAATCATGAGCAAAGTCTGTGGTGTATCCGCCTATTCCGACCCCTGCACCAGTAGGTCCTGCATCTGGACCTGTAGCAGAAACATCCACACGAGAGAATGCGCCCGTTGCTCCAGTTGCTCCATGAATACCATGGTCAGAATCAAGGTCATCATAATTGAAGAATGTAGTTTGAACTGTTCGAACAACGCCTTGTTCTCGAATGGCGCCATAGACATAAGACTTTACCGTAAAGTTTAAAGTGAATGTTATACTTCTTCGGGTGTCAAAATCACCCTCATAGTCCTCTTCGGTTGTGATGTTGTTTAATACAACGGGCACATCAATTTTTTGTGCGATGTCAGTTTCTAAATTAAGTGTGACATTAAATTCTGGTGTAAAGTATGGAACAATCTGCTCCATTATTTGTAAACCATCATCCATATTACGAGTCATGATATAAAGGTTAAATTCAAAATTATAAGGGACTTCCGAAAAAGTTCTTTTTACTTTGTAATTGTTGTCACTGTTTGCAACAAACCTTTTTTGCATTGTGTTTCTTTTTCGTGCGTTGTCGTATGTTATGTTGGAAATATCAAATCCCATTCTTGGTAAAGCATACCGTGCCTTTATGTCGTCACTTAGTGAACTTGCTTGCATTGCTCTCACTAAGAATTTTTCTTTTGGTCCATACGATAACGGAATTCTAATCTCTTCTTTTGTCGAACCATCTGAATTCGAGCGAATAATTCTAACATCATTAAACAACGAACCAAAGGCAACAACCAACTTTCGAATAGAACTGTGATAGAAAGGACTTCCAAACATTATGAGTATCCACCTTCAGAGAATGGGTCTGTGTCAGTGAAGTCAAATATACTGCTTGCATCTGCCTCGAATTCAATAAAGGCGTTGTCTCCTGCATCACCAGATATTCCTTGTGGTATTATAATTGTAGTGGACGATGATGTAGTAATATCATAATCTGCTGTTGATGTAGAACCTACTACCTTTCCAGATGTGTCGAAAGTTCCAGAAACAGGGGAAATTGTAAGTTCCTTTGTATCGCCTGTCCATCCCGTTGCTGTTGCAATTGCTGTGGCATCTGCTAAATTAGTTCCCTGATAAACTGTTTCGCCGATAAAGTAGTCTGATGCACTGCTGTTTTGCGTTCCTAGTGTAAGAAGAACGGCAAACTGATTCGTATTGTCTTCAAGAACATCAACATCGTCATAACCCGTATTGATTTCCTCGTGACTGTAAACGAAGAGTTCACATGAGAGTTTATATGTGTATAATTTACCCAATTGATAAAATGGGTTTTCGTGTTCTACAAATTTAATTTCAAACATGCCCTTTGAGAGTGGGAAATATATTAAATCTCCCTCTCTGGGTCTTGTGATGTTTTCATCATGTTCAAAGACCTTTTCAAATCTCTTTTTAGCAACAACCAAATCTATACTATCTCGAATCTCAAGGCCAAACTTTGATATGAAATCACCCTCGCCTTGAAATCCATCTACCGTATCAATATACATTTCGATTGTATTTGCTTCAGTAAATTTAGAAAGAACATCTTCCCCAAAAAGTGTGTCTCTATCAACAGTTACACGGGGGATATAAACCATATCTTGGCCGTGAATCTGAATAGTTTCAACCGTCAAGTCCTCTATCAGTGCCTGCTCTGATGCTTTATGTTTGAAGTAAGAATTCTTTGCCATTAAAATCTCTTTATTAATTTACACTTTTTTACTTGACTCAATTTACCATTGTACTTATAATCACTTTGTGGCCGAGAGAAGAGTAATATTAACCTACTGTAAAATCTACTGGTAATTCATAACGGAGTTGAACTTCTTCTTCTATCTTTTCAATTTCAGTTTGTGCCTGGTCAAAAAGTTGTGTTCCGTTAAACTGGACTCCACCCGGCAATTGAATACCTTCAAATTTAGAAAGATTTTGTCCCCATTGCCTTTTTATATTTGCTGTGTAATATTTTTTCAAAAGAATATCATTGTATATTTCTGTATAAACTTCTGGGTCAATTGTTGAATAGCATTCAAAAACTAGAAAATCTCCTGCTTCAATATCTTCATCCCAGTTCATATCAACATGAAGACGATTTTTGACTCGACTAAAACGAATCATTTTTTCTGGGTCTAACATCTGTTGTATTAAAGAGAGATGTCTTTTTGTTATATCATAATTTGAAAGATTTCCCATCCCTGTTCGAATACCATAGAAATCATTTAATGCCATTTGGTAACGAACATCAAACATATTTACCGTGGATTCTGAAAATTGAAATAATCGAGTAACACTTATAATGTTTGGGTCTATACCATCAAGTGAGATATAACCTGCGTTTAAGTGGTCGTCTGCATCTTTTTTATTTGCATCAATATCTGACTGAGTTACTTCATATTTGTAGTATCGTCTATCGACACCATCAAAATGATACTCTGCAAAAAATTGTAAAGCATCGTCTAATCGGTCTTCCATTTGAGAATCATCCACATTGATATCAATGACAGGTGACCCCAATCTCCTTAGAGCGTATTCTTTAAGTTGTTCCCTCGATGCTGGTTTCGACATCTGTTATGCTCCTATTTCGTTTATGTTTCCTCTTATATGTATAACTTCTGGAGCATTTTCTAATTTTTGTGCCTTTTGGTTTTTGCTTTTTACCCCTAGTTTTGATTATTTTTTTCATTTCTGAAGTATTTTTTTAAGTCCTTTTCTACTTTTCTTTTTTTTGCTTGTATATCAGAGGTTTGCTTCATCTTTTCGACTTTTTCTTTTCTAATATTATTTTCTAGGATTGAATCTTCTATCAATATTTTTAAGTCATTAATTCTGTTAATATATCTGTCTCCATCCATCCACTTTGGAACTTCGTTCACTTGATAATTATCTTTCATTATATAATATTTTCTATCACCCGGTCTATAAACCACCCCAACTGCACCATCTGGAAGAGAATAGTTTGGTTCAATTTTTATAAAATCTTTTAAATCAAAACTTTCTCCATTTATTGTAACCGTATCATGTAATTGGGAAAAAAATTCCATAATCAAAACTCCATAATTTATTTACCAGTATATACATTACTATATGGACTACTTACTGATGTTCCTTTAGATTTTTCTGACTGAACTGCTTTATATGAGACTGATGATGATAGGTTTTTCTTAGATACTATCTTACTTCCACCCTTTCCTCCAGTGTCTGCCAATTCTTTAAAATCTGTTATAGAATTAATATTCGCCTCTGCTTCTTGTTGTGACGCTTTCTTTTGTAGATAATACTCAGAGACATCCTTATACAAGTCAGTAATATCAATTGGTCTTAGTTCTCTCGAAGTAGTGCCGTCTAAATCAACTAATACAACTCCTTGGGTTAGTCCCGACTCTACCGCGGCCGCATATGAACCAAGAGTTTCATAAGTCTTTGGTGTGAGTTTGAAGTTAAAGATATCAAAATATCCTCCAGACACTCCCGCACCACTTACACCGGCCGCTCCTGAACCTACTCGTAAAGCAGTGTTACCCATTAAGTGTATTAGGTTATTTGGATTTGCTGTAGAACCACTTACACCAAGAGAAAAGTCCTGATTCATTGCGTCATTTGATGCTGAGATTGATATCAATCTACTATTTGTAATACCAATTATATCTTCAAACGGAATTGATGAAATTGCCCATGTTGCAAAACTTCCAGTAAGTCCTTGAGTTCCACCTGCACCAGCACCCGTTACACCCCCAGTTCCTCCCGTACCAGAAAATCCATATAAAAATCCTCTATCCGCACTGAATCCTTCCATTGCACCAGTGACACCGATATTTGAAAGATGAAGAATATTTCCTGTATCACCCGCAGTTGAACCACTAAGTCCACCTAAAACCAAAGAGGTTGCTTTTGCTGATACAATATTAAATCCTCTTTCAACAAATTTATTACAACCACAAATTCCATGCATAGGAACTAATAGTTTGGTATATACCTGGTCTCCAGTTCCAACTTCAGCAGGAGTTGAAATTCCTGCCGCGGTCGCCATCGTTCCACCCGATGGTCCATCAATTATTCTTTGCCAATCTGTACCCGTAATATCACCAGCAACATAATGAAAATCAGACATATATCCCTTGAATGGTTTTGTTCCATCTGATTCTGCTCCAATAGAGAAGGAGTTTGTATCACTTGTCCAGTTATTTGAGTTTGTAACTTCGGTTTGGTCTTTCAATACTCCGTCAATGAATATTCTTAATTGGTCGTTGGAGCGTTCTACCTGACAATGATGCCATCCCACTGTAATACCAGTAGGAAGTTCTGCCTCAACAGATTTATTGAACGAGGCGCCTGTATTTCCTAAAGATGCTTTAAACTGAAACTTATTTGTTCCTGCGTCATAGTCCATATAGAAAGGACCACCAGTCGTACCCGCAGGATTTTTCTTTCCAAAAAGAACAGCACCATCTGGTGGGTGGACACCATCTAAATGAAACCAAAATTGAATCTTTACTGCTTGATGGCCATCAAGAGTTATTCCTTGAGTAAATGGATGGTCCGTTGTACTTCCAGAAACTTCAAGATATGTACCAGTTCCTCCGGCCGCATTATCCGCACTTCCTCCAAAATACCCACAAGTCCATGCGTATTTTACAGGTTCTTGGTTTACTCCAACAGTTTTTGCGTGAACAACTTTTCCGTTCGAACCTGTTCTTCCCCTTGTTTCGATTTTATGAATACTTTGTTCGACTTCCTCATTTGCAATAAACTCACCACAACCACCATCGTCCAAATACAAATACTGGTTTGAAAATGTTTTAAATGCTGGTAAAATGGGTGTAAGAGATGCTTCATTTTCAGGGAACGAATTATTATGATTTGTTCTATCTCTGTTTATTAAAGGTCTATGAACATTTTCAAGAGTTGGTGGTTCTATACCAACAGGAATTGTTAAAACTTCATGTGCGTCTTGTAAACCAGATAATTCTTTAACTTTTGAAATATCTGTACCAACATCAATACCCGTAGAAGATTTGTCAAGAACAGCCAATACGATATTCTGTTCGTTTAATATTACTATTTGTTCAGATAATTTATCATTAATTGATGGCATAGTTTTTTCCTGTTATATTATGGGTCGATACCACTGTCTGCTTCGTATGGTTCTCCCCCCGACCAAGAGAGTATGGTTGGACCGTATACTGTAATTGCAGTCCCTTCGTTTCCGTAGTTTGCTTGATTGTCTCCAAACAAATTTGAGTTGAGTTGAACTGTAGGTCCATGCATAAGTGTGGCATTAGCGTTTCTTATGTACGACCCTGCCGCACTGTCTTGTCCTTCTTGTCCGTTACTTTTATAAACTTTCCATACCCATGCAGTGGCACTGTCAGCATCTACTATACCACCATAATAATTTACGAGGGGATAGTGGTTAAAGGTATTATATAAAATAATCGCACCTTGAAGATGTGTCATTCCATGCGAATTGGCGATACCATCACCAGCGTCATTATTTTGAATTCCAGAACCACTTATTAGAATATCTTTTATATAACTGTGTCCTTGGTCGTGAGTATGTATTGCGAGGCCGCCGGGTTTTATTATTGCATCAAATTCACTGTCTAACTTTCCATTTCTTCGATTATACAAAGTTTGCATCCATGACTCTTGATAGGTGTTATATTTAGACACAAAATCTGCGCCACTGTTATAAATCGTACCCAATCTATGGAATAGATTTCTTTTGAACCTAACACTACCCGAAGTCATTTCAACCGCAGTACCTGAACTTTCACTTGTATTGTATTGTTCTCCATATAACATGGCAGAATCATTCATCATTGTTTCTGAGTTTTCGTTTTGGAGTCTGTTATTCCCAAGTATTATTGAGCGATTTATTGCTAATGAAGAATTACTAGTTGCTAAGTTAACCTTGCAGTTTGTTACTGTTGTATTATTTAATAAAAGTTTACCGCCGGTATCCAACCTCCATGCACCATTAGAAGTTGAAAAACATGTGCCCATACTTTTAACAGTTCCCCCTGCAATATGAAGACTTTCATTTGTAAAATCTGTAAATGCTATATTAGGACCAAGATTGTAGATGGTTGAATTTTCCCACACAACAAGTCCACCAAGAGAGACTCTATTGTTGGTTTTAGGATTTTTATATCCATAATCCTCCCCATTTGCAATCTTAGAATCATGTGTTGGTCTGAAGACAATATTATCTAATCTATGGAGTCCTGAATTTTTTGAAATTTGCATTCCAAAACCGCCTGTACTTTCCTCTCGAAGAGACCCGGTCTGTACAGGTGATACTTCAATATTTGGGTCAAACAAAAATACAGTTCGGAGTCCAGTTACGGTGAACTTACCGTGTGTTCTTCGTTCTCTTGCTCTTGTCGTTGGTGTAAAACCTGACCCACCAGAATCTTCATCTTCCCAACCCACTGCTGGTCGAATAGTATTATCGGGTGGTTCTGGCATATATCCAATCTTATCGTGTTGTTGTGTTGACGAGGGGGCATTGTGAAGATATGAATATTCGTTTCCATTTCCTGCTCCACTTTCTGTTACCTCTGAAGAGTTTTGAGAACATGGAGTTGGTCTATCATAATCATAGAGACCTGCTACTGGTGTATCTTCATAGTATACTCCTTGACCAGCAGTGTTTCGACCAGCACTATTGACTGCTTTATCGTAAGGATTTCTATTTGTGTTTTTATTTTCAAGTGTGATGCGACCAAATGTGTTACCAGTTGCTCCATCTAGACCTGGAACATTAGAACCAACACCAATAACTTTATGACATCCTATTGCAAAAAATCTTTGTAACCAATTTTCTGGCTCTGCAAATCTTGGATATCTTAAATTGTGTAGTCTGTTTATTGGTCTACTTTGACTTGGTCTGTTCCATGTTTCGTTCTTTCCGGCGTTTGCAACCGAAGTATCTGTCATAGTTAATGCAGGATATTGTCCAGAACCAGGTCGGCCGAAAGCAGTGTCTGCAT